GGACTTAGACCGTGCGATGCTAACAGGGATAAAATCAGGACATATTGAGTTAATTAAATCAGTAGGCCGTAGAATCAAAACTGTTGATGAAATCCTAGAGAGGACAAAGAAGCAATTTGAACAAGAAGATAATAAGTTTAGAGGAGATAGAAAAGATTTTATTTGAAGAACCTGAAAAACACAGTGATTTTTATTTATTGGAGTTAATATATTTAAGGTGGTTAATAAATGAAACAAGCGAAAAAATACGATCAGAATAAATTAAGAATGGATTTGATTCCGGTATCAACATTTACAGCATTAGCAGAAGTATTAACTTATGGTGCTTCTAAATACGGCGAAAATTCTTGGCAAGCATTACCTAATTTTAATAATAGATATTATGGGGCGTTATTACGCCATTTAATTGCATGGAGATCAGGTGAGTTAATAGATAAAGAATCAGGTTTATCACATTTAAAACATGCGTTAGCAAATATAGTATTTTTATTGGAAGGAGGAAAAAATGAAAAATAAAAAAGCAATGGGAATTTCTGTTACTGATGAAACAAAATCGCTATTAAAAAAAGCGGCGAAAGATCATTATGATGGGAATTTATCTATGGTGGTTAATAATGCGTTGAAGGAATGGTTAACAAAATATGGCTATATTAGAAAAACAAATTCAAAAACAAGTAATTAGTTATTTAACAATACTTGAAAATCAAGGGTTGTTATTTTTTACTCGTTTAAATACCGTAGGTGTTTTCGATGGTCAAAATTATCGAAAATTAGCACAAGGTACTAAACGTGGAGTGCCAGATATAGTTATTTTTGCAAATAAATTTACTATTTGGTTTGAAATCAAAAGTCAATCAGGAAAATTATCAGAGTTTCAAAAACAGTTCCAATTATCAGTAGAATCTCATTCAGGAGGATTTTTTTATGTTATTAAAGATTTTACAAAAGCAAAAGAAATTATTGATAGTTTTATTTTTAATGGTATTCCTTACAAGTCAGGGATTAACTTCGGTTAACCCACAAATAAAAATGATTCGACCGTTTGATGATGTTACTTATCCTGTTTTTATATCTGGTAAATTCGGTGCATTGCGACATACAGAAGGTGGCGGAAATGGTCGTATTCATTCTGGTATTGATTACAAATTAGATAAAGGTACTCATTTATTAGCTATGGCAGATGGAGTTATTGAATTTGCTGGTGATTCGGAAACTGGTTATGGTTGGTTAATTATTATCAATCATGGAAATGGGATTAAAACTTATTATGCTCATCTTTCAAAACAATGGATATTAGAAGGTCAAACTGTTAAGCAAGGACAAAAAATTGCTGAAGTTGGCAATAATGGAAACAGTCGCGGATATCATGTTCACATAGAAGTCCGTGAAAATAATGTCCCAGTTCATCCATCAAAATATATTTTTTATCAAAAAAATGTATAATGCGTTCGAGAAATTCCTAAAAGGGGTTTAATGTGGCCATCATTAAGCCCCTCAAAAAAAGGTGATAAATGCAAATAAGTGAAGTTCAATTCGTACCTATTCAACAAAAAGATGGTTTAATTGGTTTTGCATCTTTTATTATAAATTCAGAATTTAAAGTTTCGAATGTTGGAGTGCATGTTTCATTAGATGGTAAAATTCGTTTAGTTTACCCTGGCAACAAATTCGGTTCTTATATTTTCCCAATTAAAAAAGAATTAGGTTTTCAAATCTGTGAAGCGGTTAATCAAAAGTATCAAGAATTATTAAAAATGAAAGTGAGTGATTTACATGATTAAACCAATAGGTAATCGTCTGTTAATTCGTATTGAAGAACGCAAGCAGTTAATTAAGTTAATGAATGACGATAAGAAATCGAATTGGAGATTTTTTATTGAAGATATTGGTGATGGAGTATCTGAAGAAGTTGAAATTGATATGAATGGGCATAAAACAAAAGGTCTTTATACTCCATTTGAAATCGATCAAGAAATAATTTTATATGAACATACTCATTTTCAAGGATGGCCTGATTGTGAAAAAGAAAACGGAAAGAATTTAAGGATTATTTCAGTAGCTGATGTGTGGGGAGTTGTGAAAAATAATTAAAGGAGTTATGTGATGAATCAGATTTCTGCGGTTCGTAGAATTCAATTTTGTGCAGGTCATCGAGTTTATAAACATGAATCTAAATGTGCAAATTTTCATGGACATAACTATGTCGCTTTTTTTCATGCAAGAGCTAATCGTCTCGATGGAGTAGGTAGAGTAATTGATTTTTCAGTTTTAAAAGAAAAAATAGGAAAATGGATTGATGAAGAATGGGATCACGGATTTATTTATTGCAAAGATGATGAATTAGCTTTGAAATTTTATGCCGCAGAAAATCCTGATTTAAAATCTTTTTGCATGAGAGATAATCCAACTGCTGAAAATATGGCCTCATTTTTACTTAAAGATATTTGCCCCGAAGTTTTAGAAGGAACCGGAGTTGTCGTTTATAAAGTCGTTTTGTGGGAAACTGAAAATTGCTTTGCGGAGGTTTCATTATGAAAAAATACAAAGTAAAAAGTATTTTTGGTCCTACTATCGAAGGTGAAGGCAAATTGGCAGGAACGGCTGTTTTCTTTTTAAGGTTTGAAGGTTGCAATGTTTGGGATGGAAGACCTGAAACGAAAGAAGAATCTGCATGTCCTTATTGCGACACTAATTTTATAAATGGTAAAGAAATGACTATTGATGAAATAATGAGCAAATTTAAAAATCTTCTTATATCTTATCCAAATATAAAATGGGTTGTCATTTCAGGTGGTGAACCAACATTACAACTTGATAAAAATCTTTTATTTCATTTTTCATTACTTGGTCTTAATACTTCAATTGAAAGCAATGGCACACAAGGTAATGACGCTTTAAAACATGCTGACGTTGTAACATTCAGTCCTAAAAAATCACATATCGCAACATCTGATTATCAAGTTCTTAAATTATTATTTCCTCATCCTGACAAAAATCTTCATCCAGATAATTGGAATTATTTAAAAAAATCAGGTGTAGAAATGTATTTACAACCAGTTTGGGATAAAGATTACAAAGAAAATTTAAAAGAATGCGTAAATTATATCTACCGCCATCCGTGGTGGAAATTAAGTGTGCAAGTTCACAAAATTATAGGAGTGGAATAATGGAAAAAGTAAAAATTTCTTGGCAACAATTTAATGATGACTGCGTTATTTTGAAAGATAAGTTGCAAAAAGCATCGGTTTCTCATATTTATCCTGTCCCTAAAAATGGTGCTTATGTTGCAGGAAGAATTTCTGCTAATTCAGCAAATAGTAAATTTCAACTTATTGTTAAATTAAATCCAAAAGATATTGATTTTAGAACTGTGATTGTTGACGATTTAATTGATTCAGGAAAAACTTTAAATCAATTTCCTAATAATAAAAAAGCAGTTCTTTATGTAAAAAATAAAAATAAAAAAAAGGTGGATTATTATGTTCGAGAAATTGAAGGTTGGATTCAGTTTCCTTGGGAATCAGATGATGAGATGGAAAAATCAATTGAAAGACAACTTCAATATATCGGAGAAGACACCTCAAGAGACGGCCTTGCGGGTACTGCTAAACGAGTTCTTAAATCATGGTCTCATCTCTATTCAGGATATTCAAAAAATCCAAAGGATCATCTTAAAGTCTTTGAAAAAGGGTCGTACGATCAAATGGTATTACTTAAAGACATCGAATTCTATTCAACTTGTGAACATCACCTGCAACCTTTTTTCGGAAGGGCTCACATTGCATATCTCCCGGGAAAGAAGGTTATCGGCATCTCCAAACTGGCCAGAATTCTCGAAACATTTAGTCGTAGGTTACAAATTCAGGAACGGATCGGCGAGCAAATTACTGATTTCCTTATGAAAGAACTCGGCGCAAAAGGTGCGGCTTGCGTATTAAAAGCAAAACATTTTTGCATGATGGCTCGCGGTGTTGAAAAAAAAAATTCAGTGATGATTACATCAAGCCTTAAAGGTGCATTTAGAAAATCAGAAGTTAGGGCAGAATTCTTAAATTTAATTGGAGGTAAATAATGAAGAAAGCAGTGATGATTATTTCTGGCGGAATGGATTCAGGTGTTTTACTTGCAGAGAATTCTGATAAATTCGAAATACACGCTTTGACTTTCGATTATGGCTCTAATCATTCTATTCGTGAAATTCCGATGGCAAAAAAACTTGCAGAAAAATATATCACCCAATTATGGGAGAAAAGAGGCATTTCATGGCAATAGTCAATTTAGATAAATTTGTTCTGATCGAGGTATCAAAACTCACGAAAGCACCTTGGAATTACAAAGAAGAAGACGAGGCGTTACAAGAGAAACTCAAAGAATCGATTAAACGATTAGGACAGGTAGAGAATATCCAAATTCGAGAACTTGATACAGGATTTTATGAAGTTATAGACGGGAATCATCGTTTAGATGCGTTCAAAGCGTTAAAACTTGAAAAAGTAGTCGCTTATAATCATGGGAAAATATCTCTCGCAGAGGCAAAAGCCTGTTCTTATCAATCAAATCAATTTCATTTCAAAACCGATGCAATTAAACAAGCAGAAACAATCAAGGATATCCTTGCTTTTTATACATTAGAAGAAGCGCAAAAATTCTTGCCTCATACTCAAGATGAATTAGAAGGATATAAAAAATTGCTCGATTTTGATTGGAATCAATATGATAATGATGAAAAAGAACCTAAAAATAAAGAAAAAGAACCTAAAACGATTATTTGTCCGCATTGTAAAGGAACCGTGGTCATAGATGGCTAATAAATCTAATAAAGCAGAAGCAGAAAAACGATTGAATCAAATTGTGACTATGCTTATAGATGGGTTTCCTACTTTTGACATAGTTCGATATGGTACGGAAAATTGGAAAATTAGTAAAAGAGCTGTTGAGAAATACATAACGAAAGCTAATGAAGAAATATCAAGTAGAGCAAAAATTGATCGTGATAGAGGTATAGATTGGCATTTAGAAGCACGGAAAAAGAATTTATCAAGAGCGATATCGAAAGAAGATCATAGACTTGTAAAAGATATTTTAAGAGATTTAGCAGAGATGCAAGGTTTATATCCTAAAAAACAAATGGAAGTTCATACAAAAAGTGTACCAACTACGAGAGATGAAATACTTTCAACGCTTGCAAAATTCGCTCAAGATTCTGGATTAACTCTTGATGAATATTGTAAACGAGAAGGAATTGAAATAGAGGAAATTCCTGATGTCATCCAATCAAATAATTGATGTTGAAAAATTAACAAAAAAAAGACTTGCGAATTATAATGCGAGACTTTTAAGAAAAAGATTTATACCGATAGAAGAAATTGCTAAAAACCCTGAAATATATGGTTATTCGTTTTCGCCTAGAACATCGAACGCAAAACAAGGATTAGTTTTAAAAGACAAGAAAAAAGTTTGTGCGGTTATTTGTGCAAATCGTTCTGGTAAAACAGAAGTGATTATTATTAAGACATTGAATTTCGCATTGAAAAGAAAAACAGGTGGCAATATTTGGATATTAACTGAATCGTTCGATTCTCAAAAATTAGGTGTTCAAGAAAAAATAGAAGAATATTTAAAACCTGAAGATATAAAAGATTTTGGTTGGGCTAAACATGGTGTTTATTCGTGGATTCTTTTAAAAAATAATGTTTTGATTGAATTTAAAACTTATGAACAAGGTAGATCAAAATTACAATCTGCAAAACTAATTGCCGCTATATTCGATGAAGAACCGCCACAAGATATTTATGAAGAAGTTTATACTAGAACGCTTGATCTTCGCGGACAAGTAATGCTTGCGTTTACGCCATTAAAAGGCATGACATGGAGTTATAAAGATATTTATTCAAATAAAGGCGATATGGTTTCTGTTTATAACTGGGGGATGGCAGATAATCCGTTTATCCCGCTTGAGGAAATAGAAGAAGCGAAAAGGAATTGGTCAAGAAAAAAAGTCAATATGCGTTTATATGGTTTGTATCAAGGAGCAGAACGAGCGATATTTGAAACATTTTATAGAGATAAGCATGTTAAAAAAGGTTTATATAACCCTGATATGCCAGTCGATGTTTCAGTTGATTGGGGGATCAATATAACTGCTATTGGTTTTTATCAATCGTTTAAAGGTGTAAAAACTGATATTACGACTGGTATATCCAAAATGGTTGAAGAACATTATTTAATTGACGGTATAGAACTTACTGGAAATTCATATCCGCAAGTAATGAATTATATTATCAATAAAAGATATTGGATAAACGGTTGGTATTGTGATCCTGCAGGACGTGCGAGATCGCAAGCATCAAAATCTGGTAAATCTTTACTTGATATGATTAGAGATGAGTATAATATTCGTTTTACTTATTTAACTAAATTAGGCGTTGAAGAATCTATTGATGTTTTGTCTTCATATTTAGAAAACGATAAAGGCGAAGCAAGATTTTTTATTCAGGAAGGTATTAAATTAAATAATGCAGGAGATAGTCCAGAAATGCGTTTTGAAGGTTATATTAGAGATGAATTAACGAATGAACCGATTAAAGACGGTATAAACGATCACTTCATAGATCAAGTTCGTTACTATTTGATGAATAAAATTCGAGGTCAGAAATCAATTTTTTCACAACATTAAATTTATATATAATATACATAATACAAAGAAAAGAATAGTTTTTTTAAATCTGCTAAACTTCATTCATGCCACAAATGTTTGAAGTCCAATACCGTGTCAACAAATTTTTATTTGATAAGCGAGCAACAGTTACAACCTCACCTCAAGTCATTACTGACTTATATTCAATATCTGATGATATTAAAAAACAGATAAAAACAATTATTTTGACTAATTTAGATACATCAACAAATATTTATTATGGGGTTGATGCAACGGTATCAACATCAAATGCTGGTGGCATTATTTACCCTAAACAAAAAATTGAAATATCATTACTTGATTTAAACTATAGCCCATATTTTGTTGCTGCAAATGTATCAATGGCAATTGAGATTTGGGGTTAAAAAATGCCAGGACAAGGTGGTTACATTGGTCATACTGATCCACAGATATCTGGTTCGTCATCTGCAATAAATACTTTTGAAACAGTCTCTAAAAATTTAGAATCTTATCCGTATGAACTGAATTATACGGGAGATCAATTAACATCAATTGTTTACACAACTCCTGATGGAACTATAACAAAAACTCTTTCATATTCTGGTTCTCAATTGATTACTATTACTTTGTCAGGCAATACACCATCAGGAATTGATTTGGTCAAAACTTTAACTTATACGGGAGATGTTTTGACTTCCATTTCATATTCATAAATTGATAGAATAAAAAAAAGGAGAAAATAAAATGTCAATGTCTAATGCTTCTGAAACAAATTTACTTTTATTATTATTTAATAATACAGACTGGGCGAATGTAGGAGATGCCGGAGGGTTGCAAAATTCAGCAACAGCAGGATCGTTTTATGTCGCTCTTCATTCGTCAGACCCTGGTGATGCTGGCGATCAAAGCACAAACGAAATCTCATACACAGGTTATGCACGAGTTGCCGTTGCTCGAAGTGGTGCGGGGTGGACTGTTTCAGGCAACCAAGTTTCAAACACTGCTACTGTTCAGTTTGGAGAATGTACTGCAGGAACCGCAACCGCTACACATTTTAGCGTTGGGTTAAGTTCTAGTGGAGCAGGTGACATTCTTTATTCAGGATCATTGTCTGCCAGTCGCAGTATTTCGTCAGGTATTACTCCACTATTTAACGCTGGAGCATTGCAAGGAACTGTTGACTAATGGATTATATTTGCGAGCATTGCAACTCTGTTATTGGTCAATATATTGAAGGCGAATTACAGCCAAAATGTTCTGATCATCCAGACGGTATTGTAATACTCGTGGGGGAATAATGGCTATCAGAAGCGTTAAAGATATCGTTGATGCGTATAACCAAGGCCGTGTACATACACAGCGTTTTTATAAAAGCGCATCGACTACTAACGATATTAATTTTATTGATTGGTCTTTTGCGGCTGGTCAACCTGCTTATGACGCAAGGATCGGCACATCTTTGACGTTTACGCAAGCAATCGCAAGCGGAAACGATTCGATTTTTATACCTTCGATCACGTCTGGTTTAGAGAGACGACTTGCTCAAATGGAGTTGGTTACTTCAGCAGGTGCGGCCAATCAAGCGTCAGTTGATGCGGTCGTTTACGATTTGCTCGGATATTATCCGCTCATTGACGGTGATAGTACAGATGAGCAGTTAATGGTTAACACTTTAACGCTTCCAAGATATACGGATGGGGTAGGTGTTAAAGCAGTGATAGTGAATCATGTCGCTCCTATGGTTTCGTCTGCGTCTGGAACTTTAAAATACGTTAATACTGACGATGTCGAACAAACCGTTTCTTTCGGCGTAGGGTTAACTGGACAAAATAAAGTTTGTTCGCAAATGAATTCTACGACTTCAGTGGGACAACTTACGCTACCGTTAGCGAGTGGCGATAATGGAGTGAAAGCTATTAATTCAATACAATTTACTTACGCACCCGGTGGATTATTTTGTATTTATTTAATTAAAACTTTAACAACAATCACAAACAACGATGGTTCTTTAGTTGCTGGAAGCAAATCAGTAACTGAAAAGGACTTCTGTGCTTTAAACGGGTTTATGCAACCCGTAATATATGATGGTGCCCATTTAGGAATGTTTATAAGACCAAACGGAGGGACGACGACAGTTTCAATGTTTGGAAATATGACTTTCATTTGGGGATAAGGAGAAAAAATGGCTATACAAAGTATCGATAATTTAATTAATTCTGTTTCGTCAGGAAATACTGCGAGATATGACTGGAATAAAATAACAGGGGCAGCCGCATACACGGCAGGCCGTTGGTACGGTTTGGAAACGCTTAACGGTAGCCCTGTTGCTACTGCTTACCCTGGGACTGCGTTAGTTGCACAAACATATCAAGATGTGACAGGGGACGGTACGGCGGCTTTTGGGATTCAGCATGGAGGAAACGTAAGCGCGAGCATTAAACATCTTTTGAATATGGCTGCTTGGGGAACTGCAGCTACCTCTGTCCCAACGACTTTAATGCTTTGCGACTTTTTAATGGCTTACCCAGGCATAAACATGAATACTTTATCTGCTCAAACTCTAATTACAACAAATACATTTACAGCTTCTAGCTCGTCTGGATTGCTATTGACATTTACAAATGACTTTACAACATATACTCAAGTCCGATTTACTAACTCAGGCGGTGCGTTACCTACCGGATTAACAGCCGGAACTGATTACTGGTTAGTGCGTGTATCCGCTACTACTGCTCGTGTAGCAACTTCGATTGCAAACGCTATTGCAGGAACTGTAATTGCATATACTGATGCAGGCACAGGGACTCATACGCTTAATGTGCAAATCCCAAGATACACGAATGGCGCTGGGGTTAGGGCATTTTTAGAAGTGCGAGCAACAACAGGCGCAAGCGCACATAATCTTTCTTATTCATACACAAATCAATCCGGTACAGCGTCAAGAACAAATCCCGTGACTGTTGCATGTACGGCATCAGCTATTGTGCCACACATTACACACTCAGGGGTTGCGTCAAATAACTACGGGCCTTTTTTGCCATTAGCGCAAGGTGATACAGGCATACAATCTTTTCAAAGCGTGACTCTTAGCGCCGCTTCCGGGACAGCGTCTACTGCAGTTTTGGTGCTAGTTAAACCTATTGCACAAATAACAATCGGAGTTGCTTCTCTCATGACTGAAAAAGACTTGTTAAATCAAATTCCATCGCTTCCCGTGGTTAAAGACACGGCCTGTTTAGGTTGGATTATTGGTGCTGGTGCGGCTGTTGCTGCGTCAACTACTTTCGCGGGTCAAACTGAATTCGTTTGGGGATAAAATGATCTATCCAAATAACTATAGAAGCGCAGTAGGTTGGAATCAATATAGACATTTTGGATTGCCTACTTTGTACTTTTATAAAGGCAATTTTGGAAGCAAACGCAATTTATTTTTAAACGATTCAATCCCAAAAACAACAAGTTACCCAGACGGTTATGCTATTGGTGCGGTTTTAGTCCCGCCTATTAAAGCGGGAGGAATGTCTTCTTATTCGCAAGGCAGAATAACTTTTGCAGAAGGCACAAGCGTTTTAATTAAAGGGGGACCAGTAGAAGGCACTGGGTCATTTACTTTAAGCGGTGATTCTAAAAATTTATCGTTAACTGTTGGTTTAGACGGTACTTCCACAATCACATTTTCAGGAAATGGGAATGTATTAAAATTAACGATTGGTTTAGATGGCACAGGGGCATTTACGCTTACTGGTGACAGTAATGTTTTATCAATGATTGTTCCGTTTGAAGGATTAGGGACAATCACATTCTCAGAGGGCACTACTAATTTAAAAGGTTTGCTTTCGATGACAGGAGAGTGGACGCCGTTCACTGATTTATCACCTGAAAATTTAGCCAATGCTGTTTGGGAATCTGTTGCGGCCGACCATAATAATTCTGGGACAATGGGTGAAAAGCTTAATTCGGCCGGAACGGCTGGCGATCCATGGACAACTGATTTAAGTGGATACAATACTGCTGATACAGCAGGTAAAATAATAAAACAAATTAAATCAAACGCTGATTTGATACCGGCAACAGTATAAATTTATGGAAAAAGATTTTTTAAAAATTGAAAAGGTGCATGATTTAGAAAGGGAAGTAAACATAATGTCTGAAAGGTTAGATCAAATGGACAATAGATTAAAAACTATTGAGGGTAAAGTTGATAAAATTTTAGAAGCATTAGTTCCGAGTATTAACCCTGAAAATGGTATTGTTTATGAAATGAAAAATATGAAGTCTGATATTAATCAATTAAAAACTGATTTTTTAACAAGAAAACAAACATCAAAAGTTGCCACTATTGTTTGGAGTGTTATGTCAAGTAGTTTATCTACCGCTATTATTATGGCAATAGTAGCTTGGTTATTTAGATCGAAAGGTATATGAAATTTCCTTTCTGGTTTAAATTACTTTATAAAAGAGATCAAAAAATTCATTCTCTTAAAAAAGAGATCAAACGTTTAAGCATTGCTTTAGATGTTTCAACTAAAGAAAACAATATCATTAAAAATCAGTTAGAATTATATAAAGAAATGAATTTTGAAAAAGATTTAACAAAGGGGAGATAATGTTTCTTAAAGAACAAAAATCAAAACAAGATATTAGTTCAATGGAAATTGCTAAACAAGCAGTCGCGCAATTAAGAACAGGTACATCTCGATTAAGACGTTCTGAAATGAAAAAACGCATAGATTATTTTTATGGTAAACAATTAAATTATTTAGATGAATTATTACAAATTCAATTCAAATATCCTGAAAGATTAAAACTTCAAAAAGAAATTCTTAATATAACTGAAATGATTGTTAGTGAATTGGCAGTTCTTTATTCTGTTAATCCTAAACGTGAATTGATTGAAATAAACGATAATGAAGATATACAAAAATTATATTCAAAGATTATCGACGATGGAAAATTAAATTCAATAATGTCACTTGCTAATAAATTAGCTAAATTATGTAAAACGGTTTTAGTGAGACCTGTATGGCGAGAAGAAAAAATAGAATATGATCTTTATACGCCAAACATGTTTGATGTTATTCAAGATGTTAAAAACCCTACTAAAGCAATTGGTATTGTTTACGCTAATCAAATCGATTTAACTAAATCAAAAAATATAAATAATAATGATACTAATATTTCATCAGATTCTTTTAGTTTAGAAAATACTATTTTTTATGTTTGGACAAAAGAAAAACATTTCGCATTTACTTACACAATGTCAAAAAGTAATGAAGTGATTATTGAATTGATTACAAATGAAAATAATAAAAATAATGAAAATCCTTATAAAATCCTTCCTTTTATTCCTGTATATGATGGTGTTCCGGTTGATAATTTCTTTGTAGAAGGTGGAGATGATTTAATCAATGCGAATGAAATTAACAACGTCAAATTAGTTGAAAAGAATTATTTAACTAAGATGCAATCGTTTTCTATTCCTGTTCGTAAAGGTGCAGATAACACAAAAGACGAAGTAATTATGGACCCATCAATGCTTATTGATTTACCAGCAGATGATGACATCAGAAAAGGTTCTGATTTTTATTTTGTATCACCTGAAGCGAAAATAGAAGAAATACAAAATGATATTAACGATAGGTTAAGACGAGTAGCGGTTAAACATAAATTGAATCCTGATCTGTTTGTATCTAGTGGTGATAAGAGTTCTGCTGAATCATTACAATTGCAAGCATATTATTTAGGGAAAGTTATTCAAGCAGACAAGCCTATATATGCTTGTTATGAGAAAGAAATATTTGATGTCACTCGTATAGTTTATAATTACGAATCTAAAGGTATGAAATTACCTGAAGAAGCAGAATTATTTATCGATTATAAAGATGTAGAAATTCCTACAACGATTGAACAAGAAGACGCTCATAATTTAATTATGTTTCAAAATGGATTATTGTCTAAAGTTGATTGGTTGATGAAAGAAAATCCTGATTTTAGAGACGAAGAACAAGCGGAAGAAAAATTAGAAAAAATTAAAGAAGAAAAAGCTGAAGCAATGCAAGAAATGGTTGCAAACGGTTTAATGATGGCTAATGAACAACAAGACGACAATAAAAATGATAATGAAGATAATCAAAATAATAATCAAAACAAACCACCTATTCAGCAAGATGGTGAATAATGACCGAAGAAGAATTACTGCGTGAAATTAAGCGTTTAAATAACGGTATCGACGGTATTAGTGACGATTTAATAAACGTAATAGAAAAATATCAAAGAGAATATGAGCGTTCACTTTATAAAATAAATTTCGATGTAGAAAAAGGTTATATCTCTACTAATATGAGTAATTATAGACGCGCAATGTCAATTGATGCGTTTAGTAAATTAGGTTTTGAACAAATAGGAATCAGTTATATTAGTCAATACAACAATATCGCTGATGCAAGGATTAATTTCGCATCTAAAATTGGTGTAGATACTTCATTAACATTTAAAGATTTAGAAATTTTAAAACAATTAAAAGAAATAGATTTAACTTCGATATATGCAAAAGGTGAGGAATTAGATAACGCAATTAAAAAAGCATTAGTAAATGCTGTTGCAACAGGCCAGAGTTATGAAGAAACAATAAAAAGTATTCGAGAAGATTTATTAGGTGCTGGCGATAAAATGGGACTCCTTGCTAAATACGCAGATACATATTTGAGGACATCATTATTTGGTTTATCACGAATGATAGATAAAGAGATTTATGAATCAGTTGGTGGTTTTGATAAATATTTATATGCAGGAACAATTGACGGAAAAATAAGACCATTTTGTGTTGCTCATGTAGGAAATGTTTATACAGAAAAACAGATATTAAAATTCCCAGAACAAAACGGATCAGGATTAGACCCATGGTTTGCGCCCGGTGGGTGGAATTGCAGACATTTTTTAATTCCGGCAAACGAAATCGAATAGTGTTATACTTTTTTTGAAGTGCAATATGACATTAAAAAATAACGATGCAGAAATAGCGGAAGGAATAAAAGCAATCAGTGCTGATTATGTTCCGACAATCGCAGATCATAATTTATTTGTTGCTACAGCAGTTGCATAGTATTTGATTAAAAAATTATAAATCTGTTAGACTGTCGCAAAATCCAAGAAGGAGAAAATTATGTTCAAGCAGAACAAAAGTAAGTTTGCAGGTTATCGATTGTTGAATTGCGAAACAAAAGCGGGGGACGATAAAACTCCACCATTTGACAAGGAAACAAAAAATGATCTCGCAGATGAGATTTTAAAAGGCATTGATTTACCAAGTGATAAATTAGAGTTGATTAAGAATGAGCCTGCGTTATTAAAACTTTTAGATCACACTCTTAAAGCCAAGCGAGAGGCAAATCTAGAGGCTAAAACAACGAGGGAAAAACTTGAAAAACTCGAAAAAGAGAAAAAAGCGGAAGAAGAAGAAAAGCTCAAAAAAAAGGGCGAGTATGAATCTTTGTATAACAAGACTAAAGAAGAATTAAGTGCCAAAGATCAGAAGATCAAAGACATGTTGATTCAAAAAGAGACTGGTATGCAAGCGGTTCAGATGGGTATCAAAAAAGCAAGTTATTTAAAATTGCTTGATACATCTTCTTTAGAAGTTGATCTCGAATCAGGAACGGTAAAAAATGTTGAATCTGCTATGAAAAAATTTAAGGAAGAAAATCCTGATTTTTTTGGCGAAGCTAAAAAAATCGAAGTGAATAATACGAAACCAAAAACAAATAGTGAGATACCAGATGATGATGAAGTGAAACAATTGGAGAAACGAGCGAAAGCATCGGGACATCCAAGAGATATTGCCGCATGGCAAAAGGCTAAAAAAGAAGCCGAATCAAAATAAAGGAGAAATAAAATGCCATATACAGGAACCGCCGTATATAACATATACGCAAACGAAGTCGGAGAATCAGTTTCAGACATGGTTGGAATGATTGCCCCCATGGAAGTTCAATTTTTAGATGCTATCGGAGATGCAAATACTCCAGTTGAATCTAAAGTTTTTACATGGTTAGAAGATGCAATGCTTCCTCGCACCTATGGTGTTAGTTCAGCTATCGCTTCATCTGCCGCTACATCACACGGATTAGAAATCGGAGCAAACGCAAGTTTGTTACGCGTTGGTGATATTTTAAGAATCAATGCCAGTGGAGAACAAATTTTTGTTACTTCAATTGGCACAAACGCAGTTACAATTTATGTAACTCGTGCTTATGCAGGAACAACTGCAAATTCAAATGCCGCTGGTTTAGCAAGTGCAACCGCTAACCTTGCATTTTTAGGTTCTGCTCTTGAAGAAGGTGCTGGAGTTCGTTCAGCTCGACGTGTTGGTAAGACTGCAAAAACTAACTACGTTCAAACCTTCCGTGAAGATATCGACGTTTCTAATCTTGCTAATAACGTAAAATTTAAAGTTCCTAACCTTCCTCAACCTTACGATGAAGAAGTTGTTAAGAAAACAAAAGAAGTTTTAGTTCAATTAGAAAACGCTGTTGTAATGGGTCGCACAAACTCAAATACAATCGGTGCTTCTGGTGCTGAAACCACAATGGCTGGTATTTACTATTCAATTGCAACAAACATCACTTCACACGCTACATATTCAAATTCAATTTTGAATGAAGCGATTGCAAAAGCTAACGCTTACACTGATGTTCGAGCTAATGTTAGTGATTATCATCTTTTTGCTGGCGATAAAGCATTTCGCTTAATTTCTAATAGCAGAAGTTCAACAATTCGAACAACTATTGATCAAGCACAAGCTGGAGTAAAAATTCCTACAATGGTATTTACTGACTACGGCGAAATGCAATTAAGTTATGTTCGTGCATTGCCTTCTGGCACAGTTTTAGCTATCAAGAAATCACTTGTACAAGTTCGCCCATATCGTGGAAACGATTTCGCAACTCGTAAATATGACCTTGGTGCTTTAACTCAAACTGGTTATGTTGCAGGTACTTACACTGTTGAATTTCAACAAGAAACCGCCCATGCTCGTTTGGACGGATTATCTGCTTAATCATTAAGCTAATGGGGAGTCGAGAAATCGGCTCCCCTGATTAAAAAGGAGAACATCATGGCGAAAAAAACGGTTGTAGTTCCTGCTAATGAGCCAGAACAAGAAATAATTGTTGCTCATGCCGAACCTACTCAAAAAGACAGTTCAGCAATTAAGCAAAAAATTGAAGATTCATTAAACGGTAAAACAATTATTACTAACGACGATTTAAAAGAAGTGCTACAATACCTTTAATGAAAGCATTCATCGTAATCTATGAGTTATTAGTATTTATACTTTTAATTCGTGCGATTGTCACAAACCCAAAAGATTTGATGATTAAAATAGGCACAATAGCAATTATGTTTGCTATTGTGCTTGCTTTTTTATTTTAAGAAGAAATAAAAATAAACAAAAAGGTGGTTATTTATGAAATTCAATATAGTCATTGCTACGTTAGGTCTTGAATTCTCAGGAAACACTCTCGAAAAACAAGCATTAGGCGGTTCAGAAACTGCGGTTATTTATGTTGCAAAAGAATTAGTAAAACTTGGACATGATGTCCGAGTGATAAATAATTGTTCTGAAGAAGGTATTTTTGAAGGTGTTCAATATAAAGATATAAAGAATTGGAATGTTACTTGGCAATATATTGATTGTGATATTTTTATTTGTTCTCGTTTTTTTGATTTAGGCAGAGCAAAAATTAACTCTAAATTAAATATTTTATGGAATCATGATGTTTGTTCTATCCCAGATCAATTGATGTCATCGATTTGGAATTATGATTACATGTATTGTTTATCTGAATATCATAAAAAAGATTATTTAACTAAATTAACTGATTTAGAAAAGATAATTAAATTAAATTCTAACGGTGTTGATTTTTCAATATGTCAAAAATTACCTAAGAAACATAAAATTATGTTTACATCTCGACCAGAACGAGGGTTATTAAAAGCATTATCATTATATGAACAATATGGCGATAAAGAACTTGAGTTTTTATCTTGTAATTATGAAACTCTTGATGTCAAAGAAGTTCGAGACGTTGAAACAATTTGTTTTAACAAAATGCAAGATTTGGCAAATAAAGGTTTTAATGTCAAAACAGGACGTTTTACTAAAGATCAACTTTATAAAGAAATCGCTGAATCGAAAGCGGTAATTTACCCAACTGAATTCCCTGAAATTTTCTGTATTAGTGCGATTGAAGCTCAAGCAAATAATACTGTATTTATCACTACAAATGATTTTGCAATGACTGAAACTGTTGCTTATAAAGGCATAGATTTGGGCGAAGATTATAATGATGAATTTTTAAAACGATTAGCAAAAGTATTACAAGATGAATCTTATCGAATTAAAGGCGAAGAAAAAGGTTTTGAACACGTTCAAAAATATTCTTGGTCAAATGTTGCTAAGAAATTTATCGATGATGCAATGGAACATTTTTTAGAACGATCTAAAGATATTTATGGAATTTTAGATAAATTAGAATACGAATCTGATTTAATCGCCGCAAGAGAATTAGCTAAACAACATAATTTATTAGATAAGGTTGATTATTTTAATCATCAATTGCGATTTGTAGATAACCCAGAATTAACAAAAGAAATATATGAAGCAGAAGAAACACATGAACAAATTGAATTAAGTGAAACTGATTTAGAGCAAAACACTCGATTTGCATGGCTTGCAGATATGGTTGAGAAATACAAAATAGGTAATCTTTTAGATTACGCATGTCACATGGGGTTAAGTTCGATTATTACATCGAATAGAGTTCCCGAAGTTAAAATAACCGGATATGACATTTCAGAACGTGCTATTGAAAAAGGTAAAAAACGATTAGAAACATACGCTAAACATAAAGATAATATAACTTTCACAAATGATTTAAGTTCTTTAAAAGAAGGACAATTTGATGCTTTATTTTGTGGTGAATATTTAGAACATGTTTTAGACCCAGAAGCAGAAGTCGCTCGATTAGAAAAATATGTTAAAGACGGTGGCAAATTATTCTTCACTGTGCCTCGTGGAGCGTGGGAATGGTTATCACGAGAGCAAAATGTTCTTAAAGATGTTGTTTATCATGTAAGCAGTATTGATTATCAAGACGTTTCAGATATGTTTGGTCATAAAAAAGATTTTGAAGTTTTATCTCTTGCGGCTGGTTATGGGAAAACAGGTGAAGTAGTTGGACAAACTTTAATTCAATATACGAAAACTTCTGCATCGGTTGGCAAACGAAATTTCACTAAGAAATTCTTTACTACAAGACCTTATCAATCAATCAGTGCTTGTATGATTGCAAAAGACGCATCCAAGACAATTGAAGAATGTTTAGATTCTTTTTATAAAGAAGTGGATGAAATTATTATTGCTTATGACCCTAATTCAAAAGATAAAGAAGAATTTGAAAGACGTGTTAAAAAATATTATAACGTAAAATTATTTGATATGCCTAAATCCATTATGAAACCAGATCAATGGGGTTTTGCTAATGCGAGAAATTTCACATTATCAAAAGCGATAAGTAAATGGATATTCTGGATTGATAGTGATGAGCAAATGTTATTAACGGATCAAATGAAAAAATATTTAGATAGTCCTTTATTAAATGGATTCACAATTCGACAGCATCATGCTCAATTAGATGCGTTTGTTGAAGCAGATCGTCCTACTCGATTATTTAGAAAAGGCGTTGCTGAATTTGTTGGTTATATCCATGAACAACCGCAATTGCTTAGTGATATCAATGAGCCTATTACTCCTTCTTTAATTATGGATTGCGCGAAAGTAGTTAATTTCGGAATGGTTCACGAAGGACAAAGACGTGAAAAAGCATTAAATCGAAATTTAGAATTATTAAAAGTTGATGCTACTGAGAATGTTGAAAAACGAAAAAAAGAAGGTTTACCTATTCGTAAATTAACAATCATTTTAATCATGAGGGATTTCTTTAATCGTATGCAATGGGGATATGAAAAATATAAAACATTTCAAACTCGTGATGTAATGGAACATTGTTTACCGAAAATGAAGGGTTTATATAATACTTATTTTCGTAATGAAAAATCATTACTTTATAAAGAAATGGCTCATGGTATTTTGCAACAAGCTTATGAAGCCGCAAATATCGGTATTCCATGCGAATTAAAAATAGCTGATAAAGTTATTAAACGCAGAGTAGATATTGATGATATTGAAGAAGTTAAAGAATTGATTTCTGAGACTTTTGCTAATGCTAGACAAATATCTTGAGTTATCTCGTATAGCGCAGGATTTAGAACGAGAAAATCTAGAACTGCGTGATGCGTTAATAAAACTCGATGGTCAATATTACAATTTAGAACAAACTTTAAAAGAAAAAGACAAATTTATTGCTGATTTGATTATAGAAAAAACACGTTTAAAAGATTTATTAACCCTTGGTGCGGTGGATTTTGAAAAAGTTCAAAAAGAGAATAAAATGTTAGCCGAGGGGTTAAAATGAAAGTAATAATTCAAAACGATAAAAACAGATTGTTTTCTAAAATTGATAATACGATCACATTAAGAACTAAAGTTAGTGCTGAAATCGTAGCTGGTGCAACGTCGTTAACTGCGATAAACGGTGCTGGTTTTTTAGCAAATGATTATTTATTGATCGATAATTTAGATGCTCCTAAAGCTGAAATTACACAAATCACAAGCATATCTGTAAACACAATTTATTTAGGAACAGGTACTACATTCGCTCACGATAATAAAACTGATATCTTTAAGATCGATTACAACAAAATAAGATTTTATGAAGACGACACTGTTCTTGCTACTCAAGATATTAAACCAAATTATTATCAGAATTATGCAAAGACAGTTAGTGATACTAAACAATATTCAATTGATTTTTATAATTCGACTACAACGACTGCAAGTACAAGAGGGGAGAAAATTTATGGATATGAATATCTCCTTTGTGGTATTGGAGACATCACACAATTTGAATCTGCTGATATTATTGGACCAAAAATCTTTGACAAAATTGATTTGGCTACCAGAGTTATACGAGCAAAATTTACTAAACAAGATCAAACCTTTACCGACATCGATAATAAAGATTTACTTCGAATCCCAACTGCGTTACTCGCACTCCATTATTATTTCTTTGAATTGATAAAGAACAAGGATGATATTTCATCGATGAAGTCAAAAATGTATCTTGATAAATATGATGCTGAAATAGCTCGCGCAACAGATTTAATCAATGCTACAGATGATGACGTGCAAGTGTTCGGTCAAGCGCAATGTATTAGATGACAGTAGAAATAAATCAAGAGCAATTGAATTCTATTTTAGGTAGGTTAAATAACCTTCCTAAAAAAATTGTTAATCGCGATATCGTTAATTATTTAGCAACAGTTTTAAAAGAATCAATACGATTAAGGACATTATCTGGTCGAGATGTTAATGAAAATTCTTTTAAATCATATTCTCCAGAATATGCAAAAAAAGAAGGAAAACGAATTGTTAATTTAACTCAATCTGGACAGATGTTATCGTCGATGACTCAAAAAACATTAAGTAATGATTCAGCAATGATATTCTTTGCTAGTGCTAAATATCAAAATGGATTATCGACTAACGATCTTGCTAAGATTCATAATCAAACGGGTGCTGGTCGTAATAGAGTAGTAAGAGAATTTTTTGGATTAAATGAAAATCTTGATTTGCCTAAAATAATGAAAGCATATCAAGAAGAAATAACAAGAGTTAAAGCGGAGTTAAAATTATGAATAAATCAGAGATGAGAGAGAATTTAAAGAAATTATTAAAAGGAGTATGTGATAACGTAGAAGATATTTTTGTATTTCCTTTAGAAAAAGCCGATTTACAGAACGCATTTCCTTATATAACGATTGTTTTTGGAGATATGGAGTTTGAGGATAATTCGAAACGATTTATCCAAGACGTAACTATTTTAGGATTTGTTAAGGGCACAGAAGAAGATTTAATCAATAAACAAGACGACCTTGAAACAAAGATTTTTCAAGCGTTACATAAAAACCAAACAATGCAATTAAACATTCAAAGGGGAAGCAATACGAATTTATTTAAACCATTCGGGTTAGATGTCGGGTTATTTTATCCTTATGCTGGTATTAGATTTGATTTGCGTATTCCACAAGCTAAAGTGCTATAATTTTTTAGAGGTGTTTTATGGCAGATAAAAAAATACCCGAAAAAAAAATAGAGGATAAAAAAACGACTGAAGAACAGTCGAAAGAAACTCCTGTTAAGGAAACAGAAGTTAAAGCAATTCCTCATTCGTTTTTTAGAGGTTAAAAACAAAAAGTCTTGGCTAAAAAGGAGAAAAACAAATGTCAAAATTTCAGTCTTTTAAATTTGGCGTGGATCATGTGGCATTTATTGATAGCTCATATAATGTTTATGCTATTGATGATCCGCAAAAAGCCAGTCTGAACTTAACTTATGAAATTGCTGAACATCGTGGCGGTTCGAATAACGACCTTAGAAAAGTTGCTGTTCATAGCCGTAATGGTGAATTTCAATTATCAACTGGTTATGCAGATTCAAAATTAGCTCAATTATTAACTGGTGGTACATTAACATCACTTGGAACAAGTGCCGCTTCTATTACCACAGGAACCGCAACCGGAATAAATACCCTTTACGGTTCTACTGCTTCAATTCCTACCGCTATTTTATCGGTAGTTATTAACAGTCCAACAGTTCAAAAATCAACCGATTATTATGTTGCTACTTCAACAGGTTCTCAAGTTGCTGTAACTCGTGTTTATGACGGTTTAGAATATCCAGTTGCTACATTAACAAATTCTGCTACTACTACAATTGCTAGCGGTGCGTTAACAATTCACGTTGGAACTGCTGGAACATCATTAGTCGCTGGTGAAAAGGCTTACATCACTGCTCGATCTGCAATTAACAGCTTAAATCAAAAAGTTGCGTTTGATTCAAATAAACCAACTACATTAAGCGCAATTATTACAGTCGATTTTGACGGATATCGCCAAACAATCACTATTCCTAATGTTCAACCAATGGGAACAATGCAAGGCGCGTCTGCAACTGAATTCCAAATCCAAGATATGACAATGAAAATCTACAACTCACAAGTTTTAGATCAAATTGCTCAAATCGTAACAATGGGATAAGTAATGATCGAATCGAAACTTTTTGAACATAAAAAAGTTAGATTGGCTGGGGTGACGTTTGTTATACGCAAACTCACCCCAGATTTATTTTTAGATAAAAATTATCTTTTCCCAATGTCTCCATATATTGAAGATATTAAAAAAGATGGCAAACCTAAAAAAGAAGCAGATTTAAAAAAAGCATTAGAAGAACAAAAAGAACGTATTAAAGAAGTGATTTTGAAATCAGTGGTGGAAGTTCGCTATTGGTTTAAGACAAAAAAAATAGAAGATTTAATTGATGGGATAATGGAACGAGAGTTTTTATATAGTGCATTATTGACTGCAATTACTCAATATTCACTAGGACTAAAAAAAAACTTTTTAAACCTATTCAAATCAATAGAGTCTTTGCGTCCTCTCTTTTCCAAGTAGCAAAAACTTTCGGACAACTTCCAAGCGAATTAGTAAAACAAGATTTAACCACTTGGTGTTTTAATATTTTAGTGATGAGTATTGGCCGTGAAGAAGAAATGAAAGCTGAGTTATTTGCTACATTGGCTTCATTAGATCATGAAATAAGAGATAAAGACCGTGATAAATACGATTTGGATGACTTACTAAAATTAGTCAAAGACGTTCAGAAGGGTAAAAATCATGGCAAATAATGAAGTCAATATAATCATAAAACTTCAAGATCAAATCTCAAATGGTTTAAAAAATATTAGTAGTGGTTTTGATTCTTTAACAAAAAAAACTCAATCTCTTGGAGCCGCATTAGAAAAATCTAAATTTGTTTTTGCGGGAATAGCCGCAGGTTTTGGGGCTGTTGCCGCATCTGCAATTAAGACTGCTGGAGAATTTGAATCTTATGAAGCGACTTTAAAAGTAATGCTTGGCACGACTGATGCCGCAAAAGCACGATTAAAAGAATTATCAGATTTCGCCGCAAAAACACCATTCTCATTACCGCAAGTCGTAGAACTCGGTAATCAACTTCAATCAATTGGACGTTACTCAAAAGAAAACATGACGATGCTCGGCGATTTGGCCGCGGCCGCAGGTAAACCAATCGATCAAGTATCAAGAGCGTTTGCAAAACTCGCCACAGGTCAAAAAGGCGAAGGCGTTAATATGTTTCGTGAGTTGCTTATTTCTACAAATGATTGGGTAGAAGCAACGGGAAAAGGAATTAGTAAATCTGGCGAATTGATGGCCACAACAGAAGAAATGATTGCCGCACTTCCAAAAATTATGGCGAAGAAAAACTTCACCGGAATGATGGAAGAACAATCAAAAACTTTTCAAGGTATTATGTCAAACCTTGGGGACGCGATTACTCGCGTCGGTTTAATTATGGGGCAGTATTTATTGCCTTATGCAAAACAATTTGCTCAATTTTTAATTTCATTAACTGAAAAATTTAATAATTTAAGTCCGGGTATGCAGAAATTTATTGCGTTTGCAATGATTGCAGTCGCAGGAATTGCCGCATTACTCGCAGGAATCGCCGCAATACTTCCTTTGATTGGTGCATTAAGTGCCGCTTTTGTTGTGTTAACTGGGCCAGTGGGAATAGTAATTGGAGCCGTTGTTTTATTAACTACGTTATTTATTAAATTTCATACTCAAATTTTTGCAATAGGAAAAGCAATCGGTGCGGTAGCAGGCTGGATGTTCGCTCCAATAATTAACAGCGTTAAAACAGTCATGCAATGGATTGATGCGGTAATAAATAAATTTGATTTTCTAAAACGTGCAGTAGATAAATTATCAGGAATTTTTGGAAAGAAAAAAACTGTTGATCTTGCAACAAATCAAACAACAACATCAACCACAACTGCAACGCAAGCACCACAAACTGCTGGAGCGAAAGAAGGCCCAGTTGATTTTAAAAAAGGTATAGAAGATTTCACTAAAGCAGAATTACAAAAAACAAATATTTTAAAACAAAACGTAGATTTAAGAAAAGCAACAGAACAAGAATATTTAGATTCTATCGCTGAATTAAAAGCTGAAAAAGCAGAACAAGATTTACAAAAAACCCAAGCAGAAATTGATGCGCTAGATGCTTATTATGCCTTACAACAAGAAAAATATGCTGGTAATCAAGAGATGCTTGCATCACTTGATATCGCTTATAACGAAGCGAAATTGCAATTAGAACAAGAACGCATTGCAGAAATTGATGCTTTAAGAGATGCTGAATATTTAAGAGATAAACAACGAATGACTGGCGGATTACAGTCATTCATTAACATGCTTGATATTAAAAAAGCAATGACTAAAAGTCAGGCTCAAGATTTTGCAAACTGGCAATCGTTTATGGCTGGTGCAGAAAATTCTAAAAATCAAGAAGTAGCAACTATCGCAAAAGCAATGGCGATTTACGATATCGGTTTAAAAACTGCAAACGCGGCAATTAGTGCTTATTCTGCAATGGCTGGTATTCCTTTTGTTGGGCCTGCACTTGGTATTGGAGCGGCGGCGGCGGCAATTGCTTATGGTACTGAACAAGCAAATAAAGTTGCTTCAATGCAACCACAACTCGCAGAAGGTGGAATGATTCGATCTCAAGCAGGCGGTCAATCTGTGACTATTGCTGAAGGTGGAAAAGATGAAGCCGTGATTCCTTTGGATGATACAGAAACCGCACAAAGAATTCAGGCAGCAGCAGGCGGAGGGTCAGCAGGAGGACAGCAAGTAATTCAATTGGTAGTCGGTGAAACTGTTTTAGCTGAAACAGTTGTACAGGGATACAATAAAGGTATAAATATTGGCACAGTAACGAGGTTGAAATAATGGCAAACACAATTACAGGAATGATGAAGATTTCTTATAAAAATTATTTGATTGATTATGCAAATGCAATCACTGTTTCAAGTGGTTCAACTACTGCCGCAAATATGTATGACCTTGATCGAAATACTCGATGGTTAAGTTCGGGGAGCAGTGACGCAGTTCAAGAATCGATTGTAGTGACTTTTGATTATGAGCAAACGATTGATCGTATTATGCTTTTAAATACTAATTTCAAAAATTTCACAATCAAATACTGGAACGGTTCGGCATGGACAAATTTTACAAACGTTTATTCTAAAAAAACTGATTCGTCCCCCGTCACTGGAATTTCAATTACCACTAACAGTGACATTGCAAGATATTTTGAATTTGATTCGGTCACAACAACTGGGATTCAAATTTTAATCAACACAACGATTGTGGCAAATGCTGAAAAATATATTTACGAGCTTTATATTGGAAAAGAAATTGGTACCTTCATTGCTGATTTAACCAGCAAGCCAAATGATTACAACGTTGTGTCATCTTATAAACGATCTCAATATTTAGAAAAATCAAATGGTGGGGTTATCAAAATTGAACGAGCAGATAAATATCAAGCCAAGGTCAATTTGAAACAAATCTGGGATTCTGCTGATTTAATTATTTTACAAACGATGTTTGATTATGGTGAATGTTTGATTTACCCATGTGGTGCTTACGATCAATATACTTATGAAAGAGGCTGGAGAATTCAAGATGCTTATCATGTTTTAGTGAAAGGAGATGAGCAGTCGGATTTTGATATTGGCCGAGATAAAAATATCGGTCAGAATTTTAAATTCGACCTGCTTGAGTTATGACAACCACAACGCAACAACTTGTAGCTAAAAAATCACGTTTTAAATTATATGAAACGCTTGAAATGAAGCGCAGATACAATTCTGGTTATGAATCCAGTTATACCGATTTGAGTTCTTATTTACTTGCATCTAGCACAATTAAAATCAGCTCCAAACTTGACTTTGATTCTTTTGGTTATGGTGAAATGAAAACTGGAAACATTAGTTTCACATTGGATAACACACAAGGTTATTTTAACAACGAAGAATCTCTTTACTCGTTTTTTTCAAATGCAGTTTCAAGGCACTACACAAAAGTAAGATATAAAGCCGGATATTATGATGAAGCAAACGATAAAATCGATGAGATTGTTTTCATGGGTTTTATCAATGAAAAAGAAGTAAAAAATAATTTTACAAAAGGCACCATCGAAATGACTGCCTTATCTGCAAATCAAATTTTGCATGAAACGTTTGTCCAAAGTGGCTCAATTAGTAGTTACAATTATTTTACAGATATTATCAATGGCGTCATTAACACTGCGGATATTTCGCCTTACATTACTTATAGCTCATCAAATATTAACCCATTTACAAATTTATATTTTGACGATGCTTCTTTTTATGAAAACAAATCGATTGCTGATGCATTAAATGAAATGTGCCAAAAAGCAAATTCAATTTGGTACATCGACATTGATGGAAATTTTATTGTTCGAGATAGAGAATTAAATTCAAATACTCCATTCAATTTTATTGGTGGTGCTGGGCAAAAATATTCTACAAATATTATTGAGATTGAGTTATACGACGAAGGGTACACAAAGCTAATTAACAGCGTTATTTACAAAACAACTTCAATATATCAAAACAGCGCGTCTGATGAATTGCTTGCAAAGCATGGAACGAATGCTTTGACTTTTGATAGTACAGATATTACTAACTCAACGACGATTGCATCTTTGTCTGAAAATATTATTGAAGAATGGAAGTTGCCACGCAAAAGAATTATTTTAACAACAGTCTACATGCCAAATGTTTTAGATTATTTCGATAAATGCACGATAAGTTATAAACCAAACCTAAAACGATTTAATAATAAAAACGTGATGATTTGGAATGGTGGTGGCCAATTTAATGCTGATGATTATTGGGGCGTTTATGCCAATCAAATTATTTTGAACCCAGATCGGTATTGGTCATATTATGGATACGAACACGATATTGCAAAGGGAATTACAAGACATTATTTAGTTGAAAAAGAATTTATAGGAGTTGGCTTAAATGCTTTTGTTTGGAATTTAGGATATTGGAATAATGAGGAAAGATGGAATGTGGTTTAAAATTTGTTAGTATAGGAGTACAAATATGGGAACAGGAACACTTACGTCAATCGGCACTGGGTCACCAGTCAACGCAACTGGTGATCAATTGGATCAATATAAAGCCGCTCTCGGCGGAAATTTGGTCCCAAGAAATACTTCTGGAGTTCCCACAGATTTGGGTGGCGATTTAGGCACAGCCTCATATCGATTTAATCAATTAAATGTTGCAACGGCTGTAATTGGTGGAACTGCAATTGACCCAACAGTTTTGACTTCAAAAAATAATCGTTTAACTGCTTATCGCGTTGATGCAAATGATTTTCCAAATCACTTAGTTGCTATGGGTGCGAATAGTTTAACAGTGCAACTTCATTGTACTAGCACTGCATGCACTGGTGTTATCAATGGCACATCTTTTAGTTTAACTTCAAATGTAAATTTTACAATCGCTGCTGGTTATACAAATAACAACACATTAGCAATTAACGAATCATCTTGGACTGCCGCATCTTCACAAGAGCAACAGAGTTTAGTTTTTGGTGAAAAATCTCATGAATCTGTCATTATGAATTATGACGGAGCTGGAACAAATATTTCAGGATTATCAACTGGTGATAAAGTATTTTTCTATGGAACTAATTCAAGTGCAGAGATAGAAATAGTTTATGCTGAGATGATTACGGTTGGAGCAACTGGTACTTTACGACCTTTATGGCGTGGAGTTGATTCGAGTGGTACTCGAAGAAAATTCCGCGACAATGATGTCTGGCGTTTATGTAAAGCTACTTGGTTATTTATTGACACGGCTGGCACCGCTTATACAACTACTGTTCATCCGATCGAAGCCGAAGTATTACCATCGGCTGGAACTGCTGGTCGTTATATTTATTTAACTGGTTCTCAGGCTTGGTATTATGACGATGGGGCAA